TACGCGGCAATGTTGTGATGCACGACTACGCGGGAATCTCGCGGCTCAACGCCTCAGCCTCAGCAGCCTCAGCAGCAAGCTCGACCTTCAACTCCTCAACCGCGTCAATGACGGCCTGACGCGGACGATCACGCTGCTTCTCATACGTGATCACATAGTCAGGATCGTACCCACCCATCTTGATCATCTCGCAGATGATCTTATGCGTCGGCTCGCCCTTCTTGCCCTTGTCCTGCTCGTACGTCGGCCACGGAGCCTCAAGCCGCTTATCACCAATCAGGATGTGATCCTGACCAAACCCCGCATCAGCAAGCAGCCGCTCCTCAGCGATCCTCCGATCCTCCTCATTGCCAATCGACTCAGTATCAAACACACTGAACATCAAGTCGGGATTCCAACCCTCATGCGCCTGACCATTCACCACACCAACAACCGTCGTCGGCGTAGCACCGTACGCAATGATCGAACCATCCTCACGCTTGCCAAAGCCAAGCCAATGCTGCTTCGCAATCTCAGCCTCCTCGGGCCGCACCATGCCATGCTGAAACTGGCACATAATCGCCGCCTCAACAGTCTGCGGAAGCATCGTGCCACCAGGACCAAGAACCATTTGAATCTTGTCGGGCCTAGCAACAACCATATAGTTCGCGTGCTTACTAACGAATCGCATCTTCTAGTTCTCCTCTTGGGTCGGATGAGGGTGGACAGGGGAGCCGCCCGTAGGCGACTCCCCTGTTCGTGTTGGCTTAGTAGCCGGTGATGCCGCGAATGATCGCGTGCTTCTTCTCCTGCCCCAGCTCGAACGACCACTCGGTCAGGTACTCCTGCTTCACCGAGTCCTCGTCGTTGGCCTGCCGGTCCGGCTTCAACACGGTGTCGCGGAGCGGACGCATCTTCACGTCGTCCATGTCCACGACGACGCCGATGCCGCCGTACTGGTTGCCGCTGGCCTGGAAGTCGAGCCAGTCGCGCTTGATCATGATCTGGATCACAGCGCCAGAGGCCGACTGGTACTGGCCGAGCGACACGCCGTACTTGTTCGTATCGACGCTAGCGAGAGCCAGCTTGCCCTGCGCGAACGAGGACATGGCGCTCGCCACGAGCGGCGAGACGAACATGACCTTGTTCTGCGAACCGTAACGGAACGCGGTGCGCAGGAACGTCTCCATCACGGACTCGGTGAGGTTGCCACCGACGCTCGTGATGTTCGACGTGACGTACTGGAAGATGCCACCGACGTAGCCGATGGGCGTGGAACCAGACGTGTTGAGGTCGCGAACACCCCAGAACAGGGAGTTCTCAAGCTGACGCTTATGCTCGATCAGCTTCTTCTTCGCCTCGTTCGCAGGCTCCGGACCACCGTACAACTTCGACGCGACCAGCGTGTTCGTGAAGCCCCACGGGTCACGCTGGATCTGAGCGTAGTTGTAGTTGGCGACCTTCTTCGTCTGGATGAGCGTGCCGAGCGTGGCACCCTCAGCAGCCGCGTTGCCGACCTTGATCAGGTCAACACCCGAAGCAGCGGAGAGAGCCGTGACGCCGCCAAGCGCGCGCGTGACGTACACGGTGTTGGCCGACACGGCGCTCACGGAGCAGTTCTCGCCCGTGGTCGCAATGCGAACAACATCGCCAGGACGGAAGTACGTCCCGGTGCCGGTCGCGACGGCGATAGCCGTCAGGTCCGACGCCGCCGAAGCGGAAAGAGTCGTCAGGCGCGGCACCAGCTCGTCAGAAAGCCACTCGACCTTCTGCGAGAAAGCGGCACGCTTGCCGACCTTCTGAAGCATCGTCGTCAGCGGAGCCTCGTCCGGCTCAAGCTGCGCGATGGTGGGGGACATGTCAACGACGCGCTGGTTCGACAGAATATCCGCGTCGTCAACGACCCCAGTAAGAATGGTAGGCATCTACACTATCTCACTTTCGTACTAGAGGGTTTACGGGATTCTGCGGTTGTCCAACGGTCGGGTTGGGCCACACTTGGTCGGAACTACGCATTCAGAATAGCATCGTTGATCCGCGCATCGTAATCCGTCGGACCAACATCAGCGATTCCCTGCCGCGACTGAGTGAACGCCTGATTCGCAGCCTGCTGCTGAGCCTGCTGCTGCGCCTGCATCGGAGCCTCACGCATCCGCACAATCGCATACAGAGAACGTACACCTTCCTGTACCTTTTCCGGCGTATCCATCCCATTCGGGAAGAACGCCAAGTGGAGCTGGTCCACAGGAATGTTGTCGATGTATTCCTGGATCTTGTCCGAGTAGTCGGCAAGGTCCGGGATCTGCGACTCTAGCGCGTCAAGGCTCGCCTCGTACATCGTCTGCGTCTGAGCGTCACGCAGCGGAGCAACCTCAGCCTGAATCTGCGCGATGCGCTCCTCGTACTGCTGCTGAAGCTGGAGCGTCTGCTGCTGCGTGTACCACGCCATCGCCTCGCTCGGCTTGCGCTCAAACCAATGCTCCCACACCGCGTTCACAACCTCGTCAGGAACACGACCCGAGTTCGCAATCGCCCACTGCGCAGCAGCACCAGGATCCTTCTCAGCCCATCCGACAAGCTGCTCCTCGTTCTGCGGCTCGCCATCAAACGGGCGACCCCACGATGCGGCGGGCTGCTCGTACTCGTCCTCATCCTCGTCGTTCAGCAGTGCCTCAAGGTCGGCCTTCTGCTGAGCCGTCAGCGTGAACTGCTGCTCAAGGTTCTTGTACGCCTCAGCCAAGTCCTCAGAAGACTTGAACTTGCCAAGAATCAACTCTTCAGGCGTTTCCTGCGGTGCAACATCCGGTGCAGAATCCGGCACAACACTCGGCTCGGCCTCTACACGATTCGCATCAGCGTTCAGAATCGCATCAGCAATCGGATCAGACTGCTCAACACTCTCGTCGTTCTCACTCATCTTCTTCCTCCGGTCGGAAGGTCGGCTGGTCGGTTACTCGTTGGTAGTGCCGGGACCGGCCCCAAAAAGCGCAGCGAGATTAGCCACTCCCCCAGGGGGGATCGGCGGGGCCTCACTCATAGGGGTTGTCGGTCCCGGCTGTGTCATGCCAATCCCTCCGACCAAAGGATTAGCAGCCACATCTTCATCGTCACGCTCTTCACCCAAGTATTCCTTCGGATCCTCATCAAACGCCTGAATCACATCCTCAGCGACTCGACGCATATTCGGCGTGACACCACTCTGAGTGAGCAGCATATAGTTCTGCCCAAACCAGTTAGCGAACGCAAGAGCCTCAGCACGACGCTCCTGCCGCATCAACGACTCGTTCGCATCCTCCACACGGAAGTCGTACTGGCCCTGAATATCAGTCGGCGTCACCACACGCCAATCATCATCAGACTCCCTATCAATACGAACCGCGACCGGGCCGGGAAGAAGCTGCTGATTGAGAGCAATCTGCTGCTCTCCGGCTCGCCTCATAGCGAACATGATCTGCTGCTTCATCCTGATGATGCGCTTCGCAGCCATGTTGCTGATGACGCTGATGCCGGTCGCGGTCGTCTGATCAATCTGCGTATTGGACGCTCCCGACAAGTAGCCGACAGCGCCAGTGATGTTCTGCAAATCACCCTTCAACAACTCCTCAGCCTGAACACTCGGCTGAAGAATCGAGATGTTCGGCACCCACGCCTGCACCTGATCCGGCCTAAGCGGAATCACCGCGCCAGGGTATAGCCGAATATCCTGCTGCTCAGTATTCGGATCCACAAACATGGCGGCGTTCGCCATGAACTTGGAGTTATCAATGCGCTGATTCTGCAACTCCCAGAGCGCAATCTGAATGTCGTTGATGATTTCTACGATGCTCTTACCGCGAAACTCAAACGGCGTCGGCATGATGTTTGCGCAGATGAACGGGAACTGGCCATGCCAGAACGGGCTGGCACAATCACGGATGATGACCTGACGATTCGCGATGACGGTGAGGCGCATCATGTTGCCGTCACGCCACCACCACTCAATCACCTCGACGCGGCCCCGACGCTCCTTATCCTCACTCATCGTGAGATTGTTCTGCTCTTCAATCTTGTCCAGATTCTCGTACACGCCAGTCGCTTCAAGACTCCGCTTCGACTCGTACGTGCGAAAGAAAACGTACTCCGCATCTTCAAGACTCGTCGCATTGCAATCCCACAAGAAGTGATTCACGTCCACGTTGACGAAACCAGGCTGCTGCCGGTACGGGACTGTCTCGTACGGCTGGCGCATGCCGAGCGGGTCAGGCTTGTAGTTCGGAGTCGGCACCTTCCGCCACTCTTCTAGCCACGGAATCTTCGCGACACTGATTCCACGAATGAGGGCCTGCTTGACAAAGAGGGCGTACTTCTCAGAGAAGTTATCCTTGTACCGCTGCTGCTTTAGGATATGGCTAAGTAGCTCGGCACCGTCAGAGTATTGGGGCTGGGCGGGGAGTACGCGAACGTCAGGCTCATCATCAACGATGTTGGATTCGATTACGTCAATGATCTGGAGTGCGTACGGCGGGTGAAGATCCGACTGCCACTCAATCTCGCTTGGCTTGAGGACAGCGTTGTAGCCGTCGTCGCACTTCTTGTAGAACTCGCGGTTTTCCCGATGCTTCTGATCACTGGAGGACCAGCACTTGTGGAAGCGGGTGAGGAGTTGTTTGGGATCGGATTCAATCATGCACTATGCGGTATAGAGGCGGTCAGGATGCTCAACGTCAGCGGGACTCATGGTGCTAGGAGGTTCGGCCGATCCACACAAGTTCTGCGTGACCGGTAATATTCATTGCTCCGCCATAGTTCTGATAAGCGTTTAGGGTGATTACATCATTTGCGGCGCAGTTGACCAGACCCGATAGTGCCGTATTGTGCGAGAAAGACGCATTCGGCATATAGGTACAGGTTGTCTGAGTCGTGCCGTTCTTTTTGATGTAGTTCTCTCGAACGCCCACGGAGCTATTCAGACCATAGTTGACGAAAAGACTGACGGAATATACGCCAGCCGTTTGAACGGTGATGTTAGTTCCAGATGCCCACATATCATCGTTATCAATGATTTGTGTATCCCACGAGATTGCAACGTCCGTGTTGTTTGCGATTGACTGATTAGCCACGCGAGAAACGAAAACCACAGGCGGCACGATCAGGTTGTTGACGCCCGTCACACCACTCGTCGTAGACCACTGATTCGTCTGCACCCAACCAGACCCCGAATACGTAAACTCCCTATTCGTATCCGTCTCATAAATCCGCTGCCCCTCAAACAACCCAGTCGCAGGCCGCGTACCAGACGTACACACAGTCGCACTAGGCGAATAATCAAGATCACTCGTCTCAACCCACGCAGACCCCGAATACACCAGCGTCTTCTGAGTGTCAGTCTCATAAATCTCCTGACCCTCAAACGGACTCGACGGACGAGTAGTCGAAGCACACACAATCCGATTACCAACCGGCTGCCACGCATTACCACCAGCCGCATTCATAAACACCATCAACTGCTTCAAATCCGAATCCCACACCGCCTGACCAACCGTAGGCGTAAGCGTCGCACGCTGCGCAGTCGTCACCGTCTGAAACTGATCATTCGATGTTTTGATCCCAACATCCATCGTGTTGAGCGCCGAAGCATCAATAGGCGTACTCGTAGACGGAAAATCTACGAAGCCGCCAGAGTAGGGTCGGGTATAAGGCATACGGTCTAGTTTAGCGGATCAACGCTACGAACTAGCGGTACGTCGTAGTCAACAACTACAACTCCGCACTAAACGCCATAGATGCCGACGCATTGTTGCATCGAATAGCCGCGCCATAGCCCGTATTACCAGACACGTTCCCAGTGCCGTCAACCTGCGCAAGATTCGGTTGCGCAACAGTAACAGCCATTGTGTCAAACATGTCAGACGAATTGTTGGAATACGCAATCCAATACGAAGACCCGTTCACAAAGTCCTGAACCGGCGCAGCTCGCATCGTTACGGGGAAAGGTATTGTCATACTAAGAATAGTCGTGTTGTAATACATACCATGCGTAACCGGTGTACCATTTCCCGATGCAGCCTTGTAGTAGTATCGCTGGCATCGAGCAAGCTCATCATCATACCGAACAAACTCGAAAGGACTAGCCTGCGAACCAGGCTCCAGCTGCACACCAGTAATCTGAATATAGTTATTGACTGCTGCGGCAAGATTCGTCTGACCAACCGCACGATTCGCATTTGTACTAGTACCCCAAGTAGTTTGAAGCGTGCCACTCGTAAACGTACTACCAGCAGCAAGCCAGAACAACACAGCAAGACTAAACGCATTATCGTTGTCAAGCACGCCAGTAGTATCAGCAGGAAACGTAATCGTCTTCTGCTCCCACGTATTCGCTGCATTGATCGTATAAGAAGCGCCAACGCGGCGATTGTTATCCTCGTCTCCAAGTTCAGCAATATACGTACCAGTAGTGCTGCCCTTGACCCAGAACTGAAGCGTCAACTGCTGCGCACTAGCCGTGCCCTTCTTGATGTGCTGAAGCGTCTGACCCTCAAGTCGCTGCCAAATAATATGCTCAGCATTCGCAGTAAGAGAAGTAACCGCAGTAGCACAAGTAACGCGCAACGAGTTGCGGAAACCACTCCCGGCGGGAGCATCTGCGCTAACGGCGTTTGTCCACGTTCCCGCAGAACTAACGTAATGCGCCCACCTGTCAGCAGTAGGATATGTAATACCAGACGAAATACCACTCACGCTTGTGCCGCGCTGCGCGAACTGCATCGCACCATTCACCAGCACATTACGAGCCGGATACTGCGCATTCTGCACCGTATCCAAACGATCCTCATGATCAATGATGTCGTTGACAATGATGTTGTGATTGGCAGCACTGTACGTCTGGCCAGCAACAACCGTACTAGGAGCAACATAAGGCATTACGCAAACACATCCTGACCATCAAACACGCTCAAATCAAACGTGAACAAGAACGACTCGCGCGACTCGTCACCACCAACAATCGACAACCCAATCTGAATCGCAAGAGGCATCTAAACCAACCCCACCATATTCGTCGCCGTACTAGCCGCCGTAACCTTCTTCGCCCGAATCGGCAACACAGCCCCAGCCGGAACACCACTAAACGTCACCGTAGACGCATCACCCGCAAGCTGAGCCACAACCGAACCAGCCCCACCCACATACACACCCCGAGTCACAACGCTAAACTCCTCATTTCCAGGCGTGATCGTGAACGCGCTCGACGCGGGAGCCTGAGTCGCAACATCCGACTGAGAAAAGTTGTTCGCCGCAGGCATGCGCGTAGTGTATCAGTAAAGGCCGACAATCACCGTAGCGTCAGTACCCGTCGCATACACACGACGAATACGAAGCGGAATCACAAACCCAACCTGAAACGTCATCGTCACAGGGTTAGTATCTCCCTGCAACAACACCTTGATCGTCGTAGTTGAACCGCCCGTGCCTTTATGCACATTCAGGCCACGCGTAACTTCGGCTAGATCCTCAGTGTCACTAGGAGTGATCGGGACTGCGCGCGTAAACGGCGCAATGATCCCCGCATCAGTCTGAGAAAAGTTGTTAGTAGCTGGCACTCGTGCCACCCATATCCGACCCGCTCATCATCGGCGTCATGGGCGTAGACACGGCAGCCTCACCAGCCGGATTCGGCGTCGGCAAGGAGGCGATCAGCATCATGATTTCCTTCTGCATTCGCTCCTGCATTTCCATCATCTGCTTCTCATGCTGAAGCATCTCAATGGTCTGCTGCTGTGCGAGTGCGGCGATGCCGGGGAGGGCTTCGACGGCGGGCGGTGCGCCACCCATCGGAGCGGCGGGCGGGGCCATCGGAGCGGCCATCGGGGCGCCCATTAGGGGCGGCGGGATCATGGGAGCGCCCATGCCCGCGGCCATCATCGCCGGATCAACTGCCATTCTCGCGCTCCATCATTCCCTCGCGCTCCATTTTGCGCTTCTTCAACGCCATTTTGAGCATGTTCATGCGCTCATCAGGCATTGGCTTCTTGGCTCCGTACATCACGACGCTGCCCGCCTTCCTGCGGCAGCACGCCGCTGAAACTCTTCCTTACCAAGCTTCTTCCGCCCGATATACGCAGCCAGCGCCTTAGGGTCACGCGACCCCTTCGCGCTCAGCGACTTCACGAGCTTGTCATACTTGGACATTGCCACGACGAAACTATACCCTACTTACCACCGGATTCGGCACGCTTGATACGCGCAGCCTGCTTCGCAGCCCACGACGCACCCGCATCCCCACCCCACGCCTGCCACGCCACATACCCCGGCGTCTCCTTCCCAGGCGTCCCCCACCCCGGCCTGCGATCAACAGCGTGCCGCGAAAAGAACGAATGCATCCGCATAACATGATCCCGCGTAAGCGGTTGTCCAGCAACAATCCTCCGCGCGCGCGCAGCCGTCGCAGGCTCAAACCCATCACCAGCCTTACCATCCGCAACGAGTTGGAGGCCGCGTTGAGCAGCTGCGCGCATACCACCACTAGGCGAGTATTCACTCATGCGAAGAGTGTAACGAAAACTCTGGACAACTTGTCGCCATACGCAGACTTTCACGCAAAGTCAGCATATGTGGACATTTGGCAATAACGCTCTACACTACCGTTTTGACGCGCCCTAACTTACCACTTTGACGCAAACTACTTCTTACCAACAACAAAGCGTGTGGCGCGCTGCTGAATATCCTTCTGCACCTTCGGCTTAGGACGCTCACGAAGCCTAACCGGCGTCACACACTCCTGCTGCCACACAGCCTGCGCACCCGCCATCGCCATCACCAAGTCGTCGTGACACCCCTCATCCGCCTCAGGACGAGGATCCCTGCCGCCACGATCCCGATGCACAAACGTCTTCATCTCATCACGCAACTGGTCACTCTTCAACCGGTGCGGCTCATCACGCACCACCGCCTGAAGCGCAGCAAGCATCAACGGACGCGTCACCGAAGTCGTATTCCACCCGAGCGTCTGCTCATACTTCGCCGCCACACCAATCGGATTCTTCGGACGCCAAATCCTCGGATACCCCATAGCATTCTTCAGCTGCGTCAACACGGCTGTTCCTGGCCCGTTGCGCTCAACGGCGATAATCGCATCGTTATACAGCCTGCCGATGCGAGCAAGGTCGTCTGCGAACTCGTCCACATCCGCTCGATACCGAACCTCCGCCACCTGTTCGCCCGTATCCAGTCGTAGCACTTCAGCAACGCTATAGTCGGACCCCGCCCCAGCCCCGATACGCGCCTCTCGACGCTCATACTCTTCAAAGCTGACGGATCCGGCCACGTCAGCGAAGATCAGGTACTTCGCATCCTTTTTCGGCACTTCCCAGATGCGCATTCCGCCACGCGAATCCTCGTAGAAGCTGATATTCCCGCCGGGAACAGGCATGCCACGCACAAAACCACGCTTCAACGGGGCAACAATCTTCATATTGTCAAGGAACTGGAAGTATTGGCGACCCGTTGTCTCACAAAACTCGCCCAGGACGCGAATCTTGTACGCCGCAGACTCCTCACCCCACTGCTGCTTCGCGTCTTGCACCCACTCCTGTGTAATCAGTGCGCGCTCGGCCTCTTTGCTGATCTTCTCACCCGTGAAACACGGCGCATCAAACGCGCTCATATGCACCGTGTACCACCCAGACTCTTCTTGAAACGCTTTGTAGAACGTTCCGGCGGGCCGAGTCGGGTTCCCAATCAACAATACGCGCGCCTCATCAGCGGTGAGGAAACCCTCAGCCGCCTCGTAGATCGCCTCATCCACACCACTCGCCTCGTCTACGACAAGCATCATGCGAGGCGCGTGATGACCCTGAAAGCGTTCCGGCTTATCCGTCGAGAGGCCCATTGCGAACCAGTCAGACCTAACTTCCAAACTCGACTTGAACATCTTCCCAAACGCGTCCTTCCCACCAGGAATCTTGGAATGCCTGACGGCGATTTCGCGCCAGAGAAGCTGCTCAACCTGACTCCACGTCGGAGCAGTCGTGATCACGCGGCACGGCCCCTCAGTCATGAAATCCAGCACCGCAGTCGCCGCCGTGGCCGTCTTGCCAACACCGTGACACGAGCGAACAGCGACACGCTTATTGCGCCGCAGCGCCTTCAAAATCTCCGTCTGCTTCGACCACGGATCAAAGCCAAACAAGTTCTTCGCCTTCCACACCGGGTCGGCCATCTTTGCACGCAACCGTGCCGCATCAACAGTTACCTGATCCACACTACACCCGAACGTCCCACAAATCGTACGCGTGTCCCACAAATCGCATGCCCGTAGAGGGAGTCGAACCCCCAAGCCTCTCGGCACTCCGGTTTGAGCGGAGC